CTGTCTGGTATGAACATAGCCCGCAAGTCCTTTGTAATATTTTGTAAGTTTGTTCCTGTACCCCAAGGACTTTCTGATGATGACCAACGTCCTGTCTCTGTGCCTGCCACATTATAAGAACAACGTATACGTCCGTCAGAATCTCTTTTAGATTTTAGTACTGATAGTTGTTTATCTATATCACGTAATGCAATAATAGTTTTACAGAACGGACGAGCACGAGGATACTCCTCAATCATATGTTCTAAAGCTTCGCGATCTGTGGAAATTTTTTGTTTACCTTTGATGTATTTAATTTCTATAGGAAGATTAAGGTATTCATACAGCATAGCTTTTAATTGAACAGGACTATTATGATTCAAGTCCTTATCCCATACTGCATTAGCAAATAGATTAAGCATTCTTTCTAGCTTTAATCTTTTCTTTTGTAAGGGGGCACGTATCATGGTAACTGCCCTCTCATCTACACGTAACCCACGCAACACCATAGATATGGCTGGCCCTAAACAGTTACGTTCAAACTCGTATGTATTTTTTGTATTGTTATCTAATTGTGGGGAAAGTTTATCCCAGATTTCAGTTGTTAAGTTACAATCTAGTCCGCAATAAACCCATAGTATTTGTTCTTGATTAAGTTTTAAATTCTTAATCTCTGTGTTCTTTATTATCCTTGCCACTATCTCTCTCCAATTGTTGCTTATGTAATTCCTCTACTCGTTCTCCTATCTCACGAGCTATTGCCATGTAGGCTGATGCATCCAGGTATGTATCTTCTGTACGCGATCCTTGCTTTAGTCTAGCTATCTTTAGTAAGCACATCATAACTGCTACATCATGTGGACTTATATTAATATTAATGTATGCTGACCATAGGTTTGCTATGTTGACATGGTTAATTAATTTGTCTCCATAATCTACCTGTCTGTCACCATTAACAAGTTCACTTGCTTTTTTTAATAACTCTGAACTTCTCCCTATTTCTGTCATACTCTCCCTCCTTGTATTTATCAAATTCTTTTCTTGCTCTTGCATGGTCAACGGCAGCTAACTCACATACGTCTTTAAAACTTTCGTACTTATAGTTCAACCATTTCTCCACTTCTTTTTTATACTTTAAACCTTCCTCTGATTTTCCTGTGTAAGAATAATCTTGGACGGCTTGGTCAAGAACTGCTCGCCATAAATTGTAGTAGTTCTCTATATCTTTTGAATCCTCTGGCATTGGCTTTACCGAGAATAACTCTGAACGTTTCATGTTTCCTATTCATCTGCTTTGGTACTCTTTGAAAACTTGGCTAGGGTTTTCCAAGCACTCTCATTTGTGTAAATCGAGCCTAAGAAACCTAAACCTTTTTCTTGTTCTGGTTGCAATGAATGTTGGGCATGCATGGTATCGTGTATCGTACCATTAACGTGAATCTTTTGTTTGTGGGCAAGCCAAGACACATCATATAATTGATTTTGTGCGACCTTTACAATCTCTTCGTCTTCCAGGATCTTACGTACCCATTGCCATGCTGCTACTTCTTCAGTAGCATTCCAATAGTTTTGGGTGTCAGTATTCTTGTCACGAAAAGGAACTACGATTGCAGTTCGAGGGTTAGGTGCAAAGCCTATACATACGATAGAGCCTTCTGCTGTTTCAATATCAAATGCGAGAGGGTTGTTATGGTTTGCTTTACTGATGTATTTATTATAGAACGTATCTAAATCAGAGAGGGTAGGTTCAATCCATATCTCTCTTTCAGTATGTTCTATTTTATTTGTTGAAGATTCATACTTAGCTTTCATTAAGTCCGAAGCTACATGAGGTCTCCATTTAAAATTCTTAACGACAGAGACAGGACTATAAGTAGCTAATACTTTATATGATTTGGAAAGAAGGCTTGTCATTAAGGTAGCCCCTCGGTATGTACCTACTTTATCTAGTCCTGTTACTGCCCACAAAGATAATGAACCCATTGCGATAATGATATTAGGATTGGCTTCTTCTATCTCTTTGTGTAATCGTTTGATGTCTTGCTCGTATTCTTGTTTAAGATAACCTTCTTTAGTAGGTCCCCAGGGGGAACGCCACTCGGTTGTTTTGCACAAGCGTTTGTATTCGCTACGCTTATGGAAAAAATATTGTGCTGTATTTTGGTGGGGCTTTAAAGGTATTGCGTGGGCGAGTAAACAATCTTCGAGGGTGATACCAGCAATGTCACAAAGTTCGGCAAATACTTTTCCCGTGCCCCCTTGCAGGATTTTATTTGCTATTGCATCACTATTGGTAGGGTACTCGAAAACGAATGCAATCTTACACGACTCGGCTGATTGAGGTCGCTTAAGAGGAACTCGTTTATAGACTGCGTACTCGCCCATAAGAACTACTTCTTAATTATGCGTTTGATGGACGCTTGAAGTATGTCCTTGTTTCTGCCAACCATTTCATGCTTGACAATTCCACTGAAGGATTGACCAATGGCTTGCTCTAACAACTCACCGAATGATGAGTCAGCTTCCATTTCTAAACCTTTAGTAAGGAATGCTTTTAATGACAACGCAGGATTGTTTTGTTGCATTGCCTTTGGTGTAGCCCAGAACTCAATACGAGTTGGCTCGGCATTTACCAAATCCGATTCTCCCAAATCAGATTGAATCACACCAACTGCCTTACAGTTGATACGAACTAATGGTGTTTGATTTTCTCCCACCTTATCCGAACGATAAGAAGTGATAGTAAAATCGTAGCTACCCTCTGGTAAAGTTACCGACTCTGGTACTTCACTAGGGGTCATCGATAAAAAGTCATTAACATCTGACATTATTTGCCTCCTTTATTTGTTAATTTACTTTGAGCATTTTTCTGCACAGCCTCAAATAACTTAGCTAAATTTAACTCAGCATTTGTTTCAACCAGGGATGGAGCTGTAATCTTAAGATCCATCTTGTGATCCGATACTGTTCTGAGGGTACGCTCTGTGCCCTTACTGGAAGACCGTGTGTCGATCCTGCATACACAGTTAAAGTATCTACCTAGTTTAGTAGATAGCTTTGAACCTACACTTGTAGGGTATGCTTTAGATACACCTAAGTCTCCCTCCATGTATTGCATGTGAGTAGTAACCACTACATTACATGGTACTTCTGAACCCGTTATGTATTGTACAATATGTTGTACATCACGTGCCGCAGTTCCCCACTCTGGCTGACTTGGTTGGTCAGTTGGTTTCTTGTTATTGAAAACCAGGGCACCACGTAACGCAGCTTCTCCCATCAGGGTTAAGCTATCAATAACGAGTACGTCTTTGCTAGTCCAGTTCTTAACTGAACCAAAGTCTTCGTCGCCATCTTTCCAGTTGGTAATCATTTGAACACCTTTTCTAAAAGCATTCGCTTGACCTAGACCATCACGCAATGTAACGTAAGATACGTTCTTAACTGCGTTCTCATCTAAGAACTCTGGTAAGATGGATAGTCCATCATCGAAATCTAGTATACGTAAGTTGTAACCTGCATTGGCAAGTGAGGCAAGTGCTGATGTTTTACCTGCCCCACTGTCACCTACGAGCAATAACTTTGTATACTCTGTCGATTTATGTTTGCTAATGTTTGCCATATTTGTCTCCTGTAAAGTATGTATTGTAGCATGAATTTAAATCCGTGTCAATCTTTTTTTTGTTCCTCCAACAAAACTTTGCCCAATGCGTATATCATAAATGCAATGAACACGTTAGATAACAGTATTAAAATCAACAAAATGTTGGTTACCGTAATCATAATATTATTGAAAAGAATAAGTTTAATACTAACAACACAGCTATTATATTTAATAATGAACTTGTATTGTTATACCACTTCTTAGGTGGGGTGTATTGTTTTTCTCTATACTGCTTTGTCATATGCCTCCTTCAAATCTGGGTGTGGTTCTTTATCAAAGTCATTGTCCAGGAATATGTCTCTCCGGGACGGTGATGCCGAACACACTTCTTTAAATCTACAACCACCATAGTTGTTACACGCAGTAAAATCCGCAGGATAATACTGCTTGTTAAAATAATTAGTTGATACATCTAGTGTATGCATTGCGTCTTTGTACCACTCCATTATTAAATCAGTTGGTACATTGTACACACTTCTATCAAACCTAGTAAAGTGAACGCCAGTTTGCACTGCGTCAATAATAAATCCTGCAACATCTAAACCTAGAACTTCTCGCGCTGCCCAGATGTATGAGAATACCTGGTTGTTAGGCATGAAGTTACTAAAGTAATTAGAGTTAAGTGTACTCTTCGTAGTCTTTACATCACACAGATATAACTTGCCATCAAGTTGAACTATCTTATCAATACGACCAGAGAATCTATACTCTCCATTACCAAAGGGAACTTCAAACCTTTGCTCAAGACATGGCGAACCATCTGGCATGGTTGCTATCTCAAACAAATCATCCCAGTATTCCTCTGCTCTCCATACTATTGCACGAAGAACAGAGGTCAGTCCTCTTGCCTTATCTTCTGATAGGTTCAGTGCCTCGCCAAATTCCAGGAGAACATACTTGATAGCTGCGACCACAGCTTCTTCTTTACTTGCCCCCTTGAATTTCTCTGCGTCAAGGACTTCAAATCCTTCGTGCACAGCCGAACCAAATCCCGTTGCCATACCATAAGTCTTTGACTTATAGCCTTGTAGGTTAGAATAATTGTATAGTCGGGGGCATGAAAGGAATGATGATAGACTTGATGTATCCCATATCTTTTGAATAGGTCTACCATCTTGTAGTACAAACTTCTTTAGTCTATCTGGTTGTTCCATTATGTCTCCTTTACTAACATGTCTAACACATTAGTTTCAAATTGTTTTGGTTTAGTTCTCGCGGCTTTGCTGGTGATACGTTTACCTGCCTTCTCTGTTGCTCTGATGTTTTCCCTGGTAGCTTTAAGATACTCAACAATTTTATTTATATCTTCATCACTCTCAGCTAAATCCAATGGGTCTTTCTCTAGCAAGTCTACTGGTATTTCTAACTCTTTATCGTCACTCATTTTAATACCTCGCTCCAATCCTTTTCTTTCTTATCTCCTAATTTTGTAAAGCTAGGTTCCGTTTGTCCAGGTATTGGCATCACGGCTCGCAGCTCTGCATCAGGTATCACTACCAAACCCTCTTGTATTTTATCATGGGGTTCTTTTAAAACATATTGTCTTCTTTGTTTATCCCAATCTATATTTACGTTCTTGAAAAGTTCTTCGGCTTTGTCTTTACTCTCAGCCTCAACTGTCCAATGTTGTATATACATATGTGAAGTCACTACATCATATTTCATATCGTCTCCTTTATTTATTAGTTAATACTATCACAGTTATAAAAAATGTCAAGCTTAAAATGTAGGTTCATATTCATGCCCCCTTTCATGTAGTTCTTTGTAGTATTCATATAACTTTTTAAATTCATGGTAGGCTCTCCACCTACCCTCGAACTCAGCGTTATACATTTCATCTTCCCAATGTTTCATTTTAGTTGGGACATGTTCTATCCTTTCATTCTTTTGTCGCACTGACTCACGATAACTATGGTCTAGTATCTCTTGTTCTTTCTTCATGTGGTCATAAAAGTCTTCGGTCATACTCTCTCCTAATGTATTGTTGGTTTAACTAGATTGCCGTTCTTCAGCCAATCTACTTCGTCTATGTCTGCGTCTTGCATATATGCCTCAATGATAGGACCCTTCTCAATTAAGTTTGATACCGTCGCAGCAAACATGTGAAGAACCTGGGTGCTACCAGTTCTCATTAAGAACATGCGTAAGGATAACTCAAGCATTGCCCCATTGATTACATCAACCCCATGTTTCTTACTTAGTGCTACGATAGGTTCTTTCATTTCATCAATGCACTCGCCTACCTTTTTGTCATAATTTTTTTGTTTCTTCATAATTCCTCTCCATCATCAGTCGTTAAGACCAATGGTTTTCGTTCAAGTGATGAAGTAATTATTACCCCATCATCAGTTGCTTGTATAGATAGATGAGCATACTTGTTCTCATCTACCACGTCGTTGTCTTTCATCTGTAAAGTAAATGCCTTTACAAATTTATACATACGCATACGCAAAGCAAAAGGATTCTCATGTTTAATTTCTACATGAGGTTCCTCTCGCTCGGTATCGTCTAGATATTTTACTGCCTTATCTAAGGCGTCTGAAATATCTGTCCACTGCAATAGGTTCTGCGTCTTCGGATTCCAACCCATTTATTTCCTCCTGCTTATATTCATAATCGTCGTGGTCTAGATTTACATCATCTAAATCAAACGACTTTTGTCTTGTTGGTGTTATGGAATATCCATCCATAACAAAGTCACCATCAGTTATAACATCATCATCAAGTTCCCACTCTCTCTTGTATGCCTTGCGACTTTGTTTTACTCGTGGTTTATACTTTGGCGACATCAAATCCTTCGCCATTGGATTATTCTTTTTTGTCATTGTTACTCCTCTTGGATAAGAACAACCACATTGTGAATACAAACACCAACAATGTGATAATGTTCGGTTGAAAAAAGAAACTTATTGAACCTGCTATCAACAATCCATAGATTGAAATCCAAGCAAGTATTCCTCCTAGTGTTGCCATTCGACATACCCTTTCTCTCTTTTAATATTTCTATCACTTGACCCTGCTCTATACATTGCGTCAGTATGTTGTTCTGCTACTGCATTAACAAACATTAAAGCATTTGTCAAGTTACCTTGTTCATTAATTATATCGACAACCATTGGCGTGTATTCCGCATTGGTTTCCATACGATTAATCATATCCATACCAGATAAATCTACCTCATACAGATGTCCTTTGATGGACTTACCCTCTTTGTATTTACGAAAGACAATGGGAAAAGCATTTTGATAATCAATCATATCAAACACTGAGTGTAACGTAAAGTATTCACCCAGGTAATCAGCGTCTCCCACCATGCCTTCCAGTCTGCCTCCCTTTTTAAGTGTGCCATATGTAAATAACCTAGTCCGATAAGGGTTGTGGTCGTATTCCTTTTGGGTCAATCCTACCTCCTTCTAAATGTTGTATCTCTACAATGTTTGCTTTAGGGATAACAACACCCCCACCACCAGTCTTGCACTCCTCATCATAAGATGATATGGTTACAATCTGGTCACCAAAGTCTTGGATAATCCACCCAACAGTTTCAACTGTGCGTAGTTGTTGCTGTCGTAGTTCAGATACATCTTGCCATGAATTATCATCTGACATTGCGTCAAGCCATTTAACTTTTACTAAATCGTATATCATTTTCTTCCTTTCTTGTCAAGCAATTCCCTGACTTTAGTTTTAAAATCAACTACATTACCAGGAAAGTTTACCTGCGGGTCAAGCTGCACACCTTCCTGGTTTTGAAAGTCTTTTTCTTTGACAACATATGACCCCTCATCAGACCACATCTTGTCTATCTGCACTCCCTTATTGTTTAGAACATCTTGCCATGCTTGTTCCTTGTCAGTAGATTCTACCTCATATTGACATTGCAAGGTCTCCCATGTTGTTACAATATATTTCATACAAACACCTTTGATATCCACATGAATAGTAAAACTATTAATGCAAATGCCCCCAAGGAAATCACAAGCGACAACATATTAATTGTGAAGTCGGTCATGATTTCCCATTGTCTATCTTCTTCTTTCTTATCTTTCTTCATACTCTCTGTTTATCCTTTCTTCCATTGCGTTGATATGTTCTTGTCTTTCTGCCAATGTGCTAGTAACCATGTCATGAATATCCAGGAATACTTCATCGGGCCTCGCAGCTGGTGAAGCAGCTGAGCTGCGTTCCATTTCCTGGACTTTCTTTAGTGTCCATTGATTCTTCTTCTTAATTTTCTCATGCTCGACAGATAACTTTGGGTCGTAGGTAAACAACACTCGTCTACCTACCTTGCTCACTCTTACAAAGTAAGGGTTGCTAGTTCCCAAAGAATTACGAACCCACCTAGACCACCTCTTCTTATGGTCTTTGGCGTTGTTAGAATAACGAAGTCGGTAGTACCTAGGTATGCCATCAGATAATGTCGGTTCGATAAACGTCTCAACTATATCTGTTCCATACTCCACACACTCTTCATCTACTATGTTGCCATCATCATCATAGTATGGTTCATATCTTGGCGAATCATACCTCAGTTGTATTGCGTCAGTTGGTATAAGTGGATTCATAATTGTCTCCTATTAGTCTCTCTTGTTAAGTGTGTAGTATACCTCATGTAATGCTACACTTACCCAATAAAATGTGGGTAAAGAAATAAATCCTAGTACATAAATTAAAAATAACTCTAGCATAATTTTCTCCTCTCGTCAATAGTTTTCTCGAATAACACCGAAAAAGTATCGATATTACTCGAGGGTTACCATTTTTCTAGGGTAGGCACACCCCTCTAATAAACGATTTAAAATATAATAATAATTTATTATATACTATATCTAGTATTAGAGTAAGGTATACTATACATACAGACTATGTACCCCTATCACATAATAATGGTAACCCTCGGATACTGTCGGTGATTACTCGGGTTTATTCGCTTACCTGGATTATCCAGGATTAAGCTGCATAACGTGACTGAACTACCTGTTTCCAAGATGGTTCTATCTTGTTATGCCAATCACTCCATGTCCTTACAGATTGTTCACTATCAAACAATACATGCATGTGTGAGGCTGTTGAGTATTCTATCCTCAATGCTTTCACACCACAAGGTATGAAGAAACTACTTTCGCCATGCTCTCTCAGTGCAGGAAAAGTTCTCTGGCTGACTACATTTCCGATACCACTTCTGCCAAGTGGTGTGGTTGCGTCTGGCATTAAACCTTTTTCCTCGTAATGTTTCCTCATGAAAGGGAAGTGTGAGTAGAATCTCTCGCCATACTTAGACCATAGTCTGCGTGTGCTGTGAGGTATCTTGTTTGTATCTTCATACAAATCGTTCCACTCACTATCGTTTATCTCAGTTCCTTTGATTGCTATACCATAGTCTGCCCCCTTTCCTAGATGGGCTAACTTTATTGGGCTGAAAGGTTTTCGGCGGAACGAAGTTTCTACTTTGAAAGGGTGTGTAACTATTCCAAAGGTTACATCTTTCAGTAGCACTGCATATTGGATAGGTTTCCAAGTGGTGAGTTGTGAACCTCCATTCCTGGACTGTTCACACTCCCAAGTTCCTCGCTCAAAGTTTCTAAAGATAATCATTACTTACCTACTTTCTTGTTGCCGTCATAGATTATGTCGTACACCCACTCGGCTGTACCCATAGGGTTTTCAGATACAGTATCGAACACTTCTTCTTGTGTCATACCATACCAATCATCATCATTAATACTTGCCCCATTGACCATGACATCTTTCTTGTCCTCGCTCAATGGTTTCTCATGTATGCGTCTTGCTGACCTAGTAACTTCGGTCTTGGTTATTGGGAAATCATTAGCCCCATAGCCATAGCCATAGTTACCATACCATGTGTCCTCATCTTCATAATCCCACTTGCTTGTATTCTTTTCCATACTATCTGTATCTGCGTTATACTTATAGTCTCTGGTCAAAGCATAGTTGCCCGTTGGTTGTAATGAGTATGTGTTAGACAGCCACATATCATCTGTGGTCTTGCCCTCTTGCTCATTGATGATAGTAAACTCTTCCGTCTTAGAATCCAGGAATAAGAGTTTGTCGCTGCCAATCATGTCGGCAATCATCTCTTGCCAATCTGGGTTGTATAACAACTCTGGTTCATTAGCAAGTTGTGGTTTCAATACCCACTTGACAAACTGATGAGTATCAGATTTGCCATTGTCAATCATAGGTGTAGGTAATTGTGGACCATTGTGCATAAGCCATATATCCCTAGAGTGCTCATCTTTAGATAACACTTGGAAAGGGTGGCTCATAGCCTTGTTAGATTCTCCATTGGTGTTGAATCTAAAGTGAACACCGATAGGTAAATCTAAGTCTTTGTAACTATCCCATATTTTCTGGATAGACTTGTATGATTTTGGCTTACCAATTTTTTGGACATGGACTTTACCCTTGTTGGCAAACATAAGTCCAAAGCCGTCATCATTATTTAAGTATGCACAGTTCATCATAGTATCACTGATAATCTGTGGGTTTTTTGCTTGTATAATTAAACACATAATTACTCCTTTTCAGTTAAGCAATTTCTCTTAGATTGTTCTGCTCATCAGACCAATCAACTTTTCTTGAGGGCTTACCCACACAATAACTCTTGCGTGTTAGCCACCCATAGAAAACTGGATATTGACTTCTTATGTTTGGTTGTTCCATGTATTCTAAGAAGTCCGCATATTGTAATTTTGATATACTCGTTTGTTTTACAAAGTGAACTAATGCGTCAACAAATTCCAGGACTCTGAAGAATCCTAGCTTCGATAGATTACTCTTGAATATTCTCAATTCAATAGTATGTCTATGGCTTGTATTCACAGCACTATACTTTTCACTAGATTCTACACAATCCATAATTTTCTTTGGACTTTTCTTTGCCCAAGATTCTGCATTACGACCAGCGATATGATTTACAAATGATTCGTTCTTAGTATCATTTATGAATACCAATATCTTGCCGACATCTAATTGTCTCAATGCTGACCTAGATATGTGTATGTGCATACCTGCTGTATCAGTAGTCCACCCTTTCAAATCTTTGATATGATTACCTTTGAAGAACTTTTCCCAATACAATCTATGTGCATTGATAGTTCCTGGGCAGCTGACAATCTCAAATCCATTTGATAAACTTCCGTCAGATTTGAGTAATGCAAACTTGCACTCATCATATTCAAAATTTCCCAATACACCACTTGCTGTGTCCTCAGTAGCACTACTGCGTTTTTCTACTTCCAACTCAACACCATAGTATGCGGTGTCTGGTAACACTCTCTCATTTGGGGCTGTGGTATGTGTCAAATCTCTCATCACATTATAATCATAAGGCAACACACCCTCGTCACCCTCTTCATCATAGTATTCATCATTTTCATCTGCGTCATCATATGTGACATATGTATCTCGATATTCAGAATATGTGTAATGGTCATCACAACAAACGTCACATATCAGATAGTCCTCATATGCTAGTCGCATTTGCTCTGAATATTCAAGACTGAAACAGTCGTGACAATGCTCATATCCACTCACATCTTCATCTAGAAATTTACACCACCTCTCTAATACTTCATATCTATTAGAGCCAACACTCCTAAATTCCTCACATAAATATCTCATATCGTCAAGGTCCACTGTTCGTTCTTTTTGTTTACACTCTCTCAACATATCATACCAACTTCTTTCAGCATCATATGTTTTATTTCTCAAGTCATAAAGTAATGTCATTTGCTACCCCACTTGTTTAGCAATTCATCAGTTATTGCTTGTTCCTCGTGAACAGTCAATTCATCTACATCAGAGTCCAGGATTTGTTCCTGTAACATTTCCTGTTGTTCTAAAACCCAGTCTGTAAAACTCATTTTTGTATTATACTTTTTCTTTGTGTCAGAATTATGTTTCATTTTTAATTCCCTCAATCAAAATATTACTTACATCAAATGTAACCATTACATTATCTGTCAATATATGATAACCAACTTGTCTGTTACATATATCAATAATTGGTCGCTCATAACTTCCATTTACTTTATTCGTTCCATGCTCACTAAATTCTAGCATGATACAATTAGTAGCATATCTTATATTAAACCTCTTATCTTTTTTGAAGTCATGGTCATTAAGTCTTTTACCCTCTAACCATACTCTTCTATTATCTCTATGCGTTCCAAGTTTATATTTATATTGTATTACCATATATACCTACCTCAATATATTCCCTAAATCTTTTTTCATCAAATCTAGGATTGATTTCACTAAATTCTTTACATTTAGTTTTAATCAAATTAGTTATAAGTTTTGTATTATTTGGGTAACCCTTTGCTACCTTTATAATATCATTAGCACTATCAATAAAATGTTTTCTTGTCAACATATATTTCCCCTTAGTTTATATATACTATGTTATCGTGAGTATCATATTGGTATTTAGTCATATCAATATTATCAAGTTCTAACAACCTACTCATTAAATCAGTTTTTTGTAATTTTACATAATTACCCTCATTGGAATTAAATATTACATAACCATATACATAGTAACAATTCCTTAATAATCTAACTAACGTCTTTTTATCTTTAATATCAACCATATTACTTTTCATTTTTAACTCACTTTCATTTTATTTATTTCTAATTATTCTCATAAAATTGTGTCTTAATTATGACCTTATTATCTTAATTAAGCGTATCTGCATTTATTACTTTTACCCCCCATAAAACTAAACCCTCGATAAGCACTACTAATCGGATAGTGTGGTCTGGTGTCTAAGTCTTTAAAACTTTGTTCTTTGTATTCAACTTTAAACTTTTCTTTTTTAGTCCAAACGATTGCCTTAAATCGTCTGCGTGGTTTTTTATTATTTAACATTTTTAACCTTTCTTTTACCAATTTTACTAAAATCTATATGGTCAAAA